CTGAAAGTTGGTTTTATCACCATATGTCTAACATGCCACTCTGAATTGTATTCAATTAAGTCATGAGTTCCTATTGAGCTTTTGGCTTCATTACAAAAAACGGACAAATAAGGAGAAACTCGCTCTTTCCATAACAACAACCTTTTCAACATCTGCATAGTTTTAAGGGTCGGCTTTCCAGGTACAGATATCATGCAACCTGAGTCATCACTTCCTTGACAGATTGTTATCAGCACCTTGTCCATTCTCAGCCTTCCTTTGCAAGCATTTATTAGAACTTGTTTCATCACCTCCTGTATCATAGTGTGATATAAGGAACTAGTTGTGTGCAAAATTCCCTGAAACATGCCAGAAATGATTTCAATCAAGTTCCCTCTTGCATTTACAAACATTCCTTCACCCTTTTCAAATTCTTCCTTAAATTTCATGTACACATCATTGCTAGTTTGAAGCTTTACATTAGCAGCTAAACTAGAAGCTTGTTTTAGCGGGAAAGATAGTCTTTTCCTTGGCCATAGAGACAAAGCACTTAGAGTGAATTCCTTCAATTCCTCTGGAAGAATTGCTTGGAACATGGCAGCAAAATGACTAGAATGGTGGAATTGGCACCAAGTAGTTGCATCAGCAGACTTTGAAATTGTTGTGAAATTATTACCAAACATCTCTTTTGACTTTGCATAATGTTCTTTAACAAATTTATCTTTAGTATCTGGATTCACAGTTGTTTCAGATGGAAAATAAGAACATATCGTGCGAGAAATTAACTCAACAAAATATTGCACAATTCTTGCCATGAATTCTAACACATGAATCTCTCTTTCTCCTCCATGTTGAGATTTATCAAACTGATCACTATCAAAATGGCCCTTCTTCAATAATTTTTGCAAACACCATGGAGCTAGCTGACTTAAATGTATAATTTTCTTTCCAGTGTCAGACTCATATTTCTTGATGATCTCAGTCATAGATTCCATGCAAAAAGGACGCTTAAGAATTTCTTCTGGAAAATCTTTCTTCAACTTCTGGAATGTTTCTTCTGTGCTGTCAGAGCCTAAGGGCACTACAACATCTTTAGAATGATCTCTCGAAGACACCTTCAGTGTTGCCAGATCGCTGAAATTGGATCTAGAAACTGCATGAATAAAGTCATTCATTATCTTAGATTTGTAACCAGCTCCAAATTTTGATTCTAGCAGGTCAGAAAAAGCACTTGAAAAGAACTTTATCAACGGCATGTTTGTTTTGAATTCTTCATAATTCTCTTCCCTTGTAAAGATACTCCCTTTCACATTCTTCCTAAATTTTTGCTCCTGCTTGATCAACTTAGTTAAGACTTTAAAAGTCTTATCCTTTCCTGTATTCCTTTCTTTTGATACAACATACCCAAAGTAAAACTCATTAACCTTATTATGCAGAGATATGAATCCTTCACTGAACAATGATTTAATGTTCATATAATCATAAAGAATCATCTCTTCTCCTTGCCTTGGAACTTTTGTTATGCTGTTTGTGTCATAGTAATCCAGTAATGAAATAGTTTTCTTTAGATAATAAGCTGTGAGTCTAGATCGCAATACTTTTGGAAACCTCTCTACAAAAATGTAAGGAGATTTTCCTACATCCTCTAGTAGCTTCATAAATAAATACCTCTGTGAAGTTATCAGTTCTTCTGCATCAGTTTTGTTATTACAATATAATAATAGGAGATGATTTGCACAATCCCTAGAATATTTAGAGAAATTAATTGAGTCCGATTCAGAACAGTTCATCAATTCTGCCACACATGAACCCATGTAAGGACCAAATTTTAGGAAGTGTTCTAACTGAGCATTGTCAAATGAAGACCAGTCTGTAAATATGTGGGTATTGCTCTCATAGTTCTCAGGTCCTAATCTTCCTCCATCCCATACTTTAGCCCCATATTTAGGAAATGCAAAAGATACAAACATTGTGCTCTTAGGATTATATATTAAGGCCTTAACTCCATAACCCATGTCTTTAAG